ATAGTCATCATTTTCAAAATCAACAACTCTACCTTTTTTGTTTTCACGCACCACTTTTTGTTTGGCAAGGATAAAGATAAGCTTTACGTCATCTCCATTCCTATCCCAATACATTCTGTTACCCAATGTCTTTTCATAAAGGGTATCGTGTTTCTTTTGCTTTTCTCTACGAGCAAATACAACTTCTGACTCATCTATAATTTCAATTTCCATTACTTATCCTTTCCTATTCGCAATTGTCACTTGATGACAAATGAGTAGTGATATTTATTTTTTCATCGCCAACAATAGCGATATTGTCAATATTTGCAGCACAAACAGCATTACCTAAATGCTTTGCTTTAGCACCAACAAAATACTTTGAATAAGCAGTTCCGTCAGGAAAAGAAATACTTGTCCCAACATGATTTGTATTGCTTTGAGCTTGCCTAATCAAATTGCTTGAACTAATCATACGCAAAATGCTATAGCCATCTACTTTTCTACCACTATCAAATACACAAACATATTGAGTATCTGAACCGTTAGTAATCTCAAATACTTCCGTAACAGTACCAATAAGGTCATTATTTACCTTGATACTATTGCCAATAAGCGCATAAATGCGTTCTTTATTGCTACTCATTACACAACCCTTTCCCCGACATAGTTGATTATTTTGTGTTTTAGGCAAACTTTTATCCAATATAAAGCGAATAAATAACTTCGCTCAATTTGCGACATAAAACTCACCATTTAGAAATTCTATCAGGTTGGAATAAGGTAGAGAAATGCTCAGATTTACTTATTGTAAAGTCAAAGAATGGATCAAAAAATTGATCATAATTGACTAAACTTACAAGTTTGTAAGTCGCGCATGGGGGGTTGTAAGATTACAGAGTTGTAAGACTTGAGGATTTAGATAAAAATTTATCTAAAGCTTTGGCTAAAAAACACCACGCAATATTTTAGCGAATTCATACAAAATTTTAATATGCGCTAGGAACGGTATATTTATCTTTTAACTTTTTTCTTTTTTCCAGTTGGTTTTGGCTGATTTGTTTCTATCTTTTCGCCATCAGGTTGTACAAATGTTCCTACTTTTTGAATAAAGTCAAGCATTCTTCCTTGATATGCAAATCTACCTAAATGTGTTAATTCAATAGCAGGATCAACCCAAACTTCTCCACCAATTTTTTGCCAATATCTTCCGAATCCATAATCTTCAGACAAAAAGCGACCTGTATCTTCATCAATATATGAATTAAAGAAAGCATAAGACCAATTTTTTTCATCGCCTTTTAGAACACCAGTATCGTCATTGTATTTCAATTCTGGATAGGCTTCAATAAGCCTTAGAAATACTTCTCTTTTAATCAACATAAATCCAGTTCCAGCATCATAAATTTCAAGAGCACCTTTATCTACGCGAATAGTATTACTTTTATTGCTGACAGGATTTACTACAAATCTTACGCTATTCTTTGCCAAGTCTTCTGCAGCAATTCCTTCGTTGACATTTTCTACAACTTTATTCCAGTTAATTTCCTTGATTGGATAAGCACCTGTCATAATATCTTTATCGTGCCAAAGCATTTTCAAAATATCATCTGGAAGAAATGCTAAGTCAACATCAATAAACATAAAATGTGTAAACTCTGGGTTTGCCAGAAATTTCGCTACAAGTTGATTTCTTGCTCTACTGATTAGTGAATCAGAAATCGTACTCAACGCGAACTTAAGTCCGATTTCTTTAAATCCCATTACTGTCTTAATCATAGACATAAAGAATGGTTCTGTTACTGACATATCGTAACAAGGTAGTCCTAGAAAGATTTGCCAATTAGCAATATCTTCTCTAGAAATTTCAATGGTTTGTTCTGTTGTTTCAAGCATTTCAATAGTATACACAAAAAAAAGCCCCTGCGCTTTATGACGCAGGGGCTTTTTACTTTTTTTTATTTAGTCAATTACTTGCTAACCTTAGCATTTGTCTTGACATTAGTAACTTCGCTTGCCTTAACAGTTGTATTCTCGTTATTGCTTGTCTTAGCAATAGCCTTGAAATAAAGCTTTGACTCAGAAGAATCGTGACGAATAATAACATCAAGATTCAATTTCTTTGCCTGAGCACGAATACGCTGCTGCATTGAATTGTATTGCTTACCTTTTACAATTCCGTCAATGCAAAACTTATCGCCAGACTTTGCCGACTCGTTAAGCGTATCAATAATCATTTGCAATTCGTGACTTACACGACCATTGCGAGTGATTTCAGGAAATGAATCTACTTTATTTACTGTGAACATTATGTTCTCCTTTTGGTTTTTTTTGTGTAAAAGAACCGAACGGTGTTCGGTGTTTTCTGTTAGAGATAACTATACACGCTCACAATGCCCAAGCAACCCGATTTGGCAAAAATAAATAAAAAAGTTTTTTGACTTAGAAATCTCCTGAGTCAATCTTTTTTGAAGCTTTTTGAGACTTTGTTGCCTCATTTTTTTGAATCATTTCTTCAAGCATCTTTATGCGGGCCTTCGCAATTACAATCTCTAGATTGAGATTTGAAACCTGCGTGTTAAGTTCTTGAATAATGAAGTTAATGTCTAACTGATTGTCCATTAAATATCCTCCAGCCATTTCTCATTGATATCAGACGGATTCATTTTACCATACCCTGGTACGAACTCCCCTTCAACTTTGTCAAAAACTTTTACTGTTCCAAAATCCTCTATGTCTTCAATTTGCTCCCATTCAGAATTAGGGCTAAGGATTTCAATTTCAATTTCCTGATCCATCGCTATATTCTGAATACAATTGTATACAGCGCCAGTTAAAGCATCTGCTAAGTCTTTTGAGCCGCTATTTGGGTGATCAATTTTATTATTAGAGAACAATCTTAATTTTAGAAGTTCTTCTTCAACCAAAAGTTCATTCCAATAACCTCTTAATCTTGTATCATAAATTGTAGTCATAAGAGTGTCATAATCCGTTTTCCTAACGCTATGGAAATCTGCATTGATACCATGAGCTCTTAAGCTTTGAATCATCTCAACAGATTGCCAGCGGTCAAATGTAACCAAACCAACATCAAATTTTCTACACAAATCAATAATCATTTGTCTTACATGACCAAAATTAATTTCTTGACCAGGACTTGCTTCCCAAGAATGAACTAAATCAACATTTACAACAGGTAATGTTTCAACACCCATTCCAGTTTTTACTTCCTTAAGTCCTGGGCTATGAACCATTGCTAATGCAGATCTATCTCGTTTCAAACCTAAGTCAATATGTATAAACCTTGTGTGACCATCTGAGTTATTAAACCATTTATGAAATTGACCATCTTCATCCATAGGATTACTTCCATACATAAAAGCTTTTCTAACTCTATCTGGATCTCTAAAGTATGCATCTTCCATATTTGGAGGCTCACATTCAAATCTTGCTCTTGCCTCAATTGGATTTCTAATATATTCAGACTCTAACTGTTCTCTTTTAATCGTTGGATTTACTTCCCAAGTTGCAGCCTTTATGAACCAAGTTTTTGGTTCTTCTTTTTGTTGAGCACCAAAATATCTTTGCTGAATAAAGTCACCTTTATATCTTGGGAATGAAAGAAGAATTACTTTTCCGACTTCTGGGAATCTGGACATTACAGATAACTTAGACATATTGTAAATTGCTGATGCAGATCCTTTTGATCTAGTTTCGCCTCTTAATTCCGCATCTGTTTTAAAAGCAGAAATTTCGTCAAGAACAACAGTTAATACTTCATAACCTTCCCAACCTTCACTTTCAGAGTGACCAGAAAAACATCTTACTGGTCTAGAAAAGAAAAAGATTTCCGATACTCTTGGTTCAAATCCAACATTGTTAAAATACGGAGATGACAGTAATAAGTTTTTCAATGGTTCAAAGAAAACTCTTTGAGCTTGCTGTGCGTTAACAGCAAGGTTAAGAAGGTCAATATAAACTCCATTTGCCTTTCCATAATAAGACAAAGGATCTCTCAAACAATGAAGCAAATAGGCAGTATATGCAATTGAGATTCTTGAACAGTGATCTTTTCCCGAACCCTTTCCCAACATACATATAACTTCATTGTCTGTGTATTTGTTATAATATTCTTCACCTTCGGCTTGACCCATCAGTTTTTGTAGTGTATGCTTTTTCAAAATCTGAGTGGAATGACGAACGATTTCTAATTGAATAGGGGATAGCGGAGGCAAACCGAGAAACTTTTATCTTGTACAAACACTTCAATTGGTACAGGTTCTTCATTAAGATCTTCTTGTTTTAATAGTCTATCAAAATCCTCTAAGTTAAGATTCATTCCAATAAAATCACTCATACGCACCTATTCCTTTACAAGAAAAATCAACCTTTATGGGAGCTTTTTCTCGTTTCAAATTATGACTCATAATTAAAATCACAAGAAGAACAAAGTATACCAGTTCTATTCTTGATTCTCCTGTGATCTTCTCTCCATCCCCATTTTTTATATTTAACATCGCAATCTTTTATCAATTCTTGCAACTCTTCAATATAAGCAGCATCTTCTGGATAGAAGAATTTAATTTGCTCAAATTCATCTTTTTTTGCAAAAGAACCGCATAGGCATTCCCCAGACATATGCAGGTTAATGCTGACTTCATTTAATGGAAGATTTCTTGTCTTTTTATATTCAGCCATGTTTTCATTACTCCAGTGAATTAGTGGACTAATCCAAACAAAACTTCCTTCTCTATGAATCTCGTCTGATGTTTTCCACCTTCTTGAAGACTCATCAACGCGAACACCAGTAAAGAATTGAACCCGTTGTTTTCTTCCGTTTGTTACAAACTTTCTATTGACAGATCTAATCTGTCTTTCTTTTAGTCTTGCATACATTAATCTGTGCTGACCAGGCCCAGGGAAGCCATATCTTTTTATTAACTCAACATAAGAGTTTTCTGGGTCTGGTGTTTCTTCAATTAGATCTAAGTTGTAATTATTACAAGTTTTTCTTACAAAATCTCTTGTCTTTGCAATCCCAATTCCAGTATTGATATGAACTACTGAATCAATGTGATCTTTTAGAACATCTAGCATTACAAGAGAATCATTACCGCCAGAGAACATCAGAAGTTTTTTTACTGTGTTTGGATACTTATTTTGTGCATAGTTGTAGATTTGAAATGTAATGTCAATGCACTCATCTAGTGAGTAATCTTTGACCATATATCTTTTATAAAAGAGTTCATCAATTGTGTCAGTTATTTTACTCATCTTCAATAACTTCGCCTTCTTCATATTCTGGCTGTCCGTTATTCATAATTTCAAATGCAATTGCTAATTCTTTACGAACCTCATCAGCAATTAATGGATGCTTACCAATAACATCTCTAAGAACCTTTGATAAAACCTGGTTCACACTTTCTGCTCTTTGCATTCTGGCAATATATTCACTATCAGCCTGATTACCGCCCATCAACTTGTGTAATTGGGCTTTCTTTGTAGCAATATCACCAGCAAGTTTCAAGGCCTGAATTCTTGCAGCAACCATTCCATGATCTGTTGCAATACTAACTGTTTCCCAAGCCTCTTTGCTAATCTGATCAAACTCTTGGAGGGCTTTAATTGTATTAAACTGAAGTTTCTCTAAGAAGTAAGGATCTTCTTCAGCCTGACGGTTGAGAATCTTTTTATACTCCTCAACATGCTCTTTCGCATCCTTTACAGAAATAGAAAGCAAAGCTGCAATTTCTGAAAACTTATAACCCTTTACGAATAAAAGACCAGCATCTTCAACATCTTGTAGTTTGTCTAAGAGCGTCTTTTCTTTATATTGCTCAATATTTGACATAGCCTGTTGTAATAATCCTTTGTGACCGACTCCCATGAGTACCTTTCGTGGACACTCATCGCATTTTTATATGTAAAGTCGGCAACATCATTGTAGTTATTAACTACATATAGCATTTTATCACATAAATCGGTGAAATTTGGTGCAGCCCAACACCCATTACCAGAATATATACCAAAAAGGTTTCTATTTGACCAACTATACTTTAAAGGAACAGATAGATCTGCATACTCTCTACAAGCCGTAGCCTTTGTACAAATCGTAGGAATACCTTTCATAATTGCCTGAAACGGAATCATTCCCCAACCTTCCCCGCTGGTTGGATATGCAAGACAGTTAGCCCTATCATACAATTTTGCCAAATCTTCGTCAGATAAAATATCATCAATAACCTCAATTTGTTCGTGACCGTAAAGCGACCTCATATTCCCAGATCCTTTCCCAATCCTTGCGTCAGGCGGTCCAGAACTTTTATAAATCAATCTATAGCCCTCTTTACCTTCAAACAGGCTTAAAAAGGCATCCACGACCATCTGAGAGTTCTTTCGCGTTGATGGAGAGCCAATGCTAAGAAAAGAAAAGGAGCCAGAAAGCCCACGATGACTTGGATAGTATAATTTTGGGTCCACGCCCAATTCAAAGGCAAAGACTGGTTGAGTAACACCCGAATTAATAAAGACATTCTTAGCCCATTGTGATGTTGTCCAAATCTCATCCATCTTGTTCATCTCTATAACCCAATCTCTGGGTAACTGATCTGTCTCCCAATACGAGAAGCCAATGTTATAACCATCGCATTTGTTATAGGCATCTGGTAGTGAGCAGTTGATTAGAATGTCGCAATCAAACTTCTTGGATACGGCATAGCCCAAATTTACAGGAGACATGGATAGTTCAGTATCAAGTTGTACATTTGCATCGCATATGTTCAAGTCTTGATATTGTGTAAGTTGATTAAAGATATGATGTGATGCATACCCATAACCTTCAGATATTGTTGAATTAGTATTATTTGTCCAAATTATTTTCATAATATTTAAAAGGGGTC